GTCTGAGTCGAACAGATTCACCCATCGTGTTTTGATGAGCCCGGTACCGACCGGCCGAGGGTTTGAGCGGTTTTCCTTCCACCCACACCTACTGGGTGTGGTCATTTGAAATTAAAAGAGTTTAAGCAGATCTGCGACACCACTCTTCACGGTGCGTGCCAGATTCCCTGCCCCCTGAAACATTCCTGTGATCTGCTCTTGTCCCTTCTGAGAAAGGGCCCAAGACCCAACATTTCCAATTTCTCTCAACACATGGTTGAGAGTACTGGACGTGGGAGGGGCAGTGGTGGTGGAGAGCAAGTCCGTATTGGCGCCCCCGGATACCTGAGCCTCCCAGACAATTGTCACTTCATAGGTGATTGTGCCTGAGGGAGCTCCCATCACTCCAACACAAAGGGTCTGCCCCTGCTTCTGCACTGAGTCTGCGGTGAACTGGGTGTCACCGGATGACGCCCTGCCTGCAGGCGTCTGAACCCAGTTTTGGTCGTCAAAAGCAGGAACCCAGCGATATTCATGAGTGCGGGACCTCAGGTCGTCAATCTGGGGGGAGTCTGCCATGAGGTCTGTAAAGGTCTTGGTTCCAATTACGTTAGATGCCTGGGAGAATGTCTGCTGTGTGGTGATCTTTCCAAAGACTCTGCCTGACAGGTTCATCACGCTGCCGTTGTAGCCCACTTTAATGCATGCAGCAACTGCACGGCATGAGCCGAAAGAGCCTCCGGTCTGTACGAGGGCCCCTGAGACAACCTCGGACTGGCCAAACAGGTTGACCGCAACGGGGACGCACGTGACGCCTCCCAACACGGCACCGGCAGTTTCCCGATATGCGTACATGATTGGCGAAGTCTCTACCCCCTGGGCAACACCAACCGCTCCCTTAAGGTTGTCGTGGATAAAGTTGGGGCACAGCTGGAGGACTGAGTCCACTCCTGAAGGGGGCGAGACCAATGTCCTTGTCCTAAAGAACAGACCAGAGCCTTGCCCCTCATAGGCTGGGCCGGTGAACGCAGCATTGCAGGGATCACTGAGGAGTTTAAGATACCTCAGCCCTCCCTCATCGAGACCCCCAGTCGTTCCAAGTGTAAGCCTCTGCAGGCTCCTAACCGGGGGCTGGATGCCAAAATTAGCGCCAGAAGATGCAACCATCTTTCCCATCGACTTCTTCTTATTTGCCTTCTTGAGCTTTGTTGCTCGCTTACTCTTAGTCTTAATGATCATCATTTTATTGTTATTGGCTGGATAGGCGAGATCCATGTTTTGTAAGGCCATGGTGCCCTCAGGTTCTTCCGGCGATACCCTCAAACGCCCTCCATTGTAATCTCTAATAATCATCACCCTGGAGCTCATCGAGCTCCTGGTAACAATCATAAAAATCATCATTCTCGTCACATCCGCCCCCCTGGGAAAACGACTCGGAATGGTCGCTCCAGCCAATTTCATCTAATGCGCTTATGTTCTGGTGAGCGGTCCTCACAAGTGCTCTGCGCTCCTCACTGGTCAGCTTCTTAGGCTTATCGGGACCCCACACCGACGTTGGGGGAGGGCGCCCAACGTTGCTAATTGTAGCAGGGTGGGTGGTGGGGGGCTTGGCCTTCACCCTGGGAGGAGGAGGAAACTTCTTCTCCACCCTGCCCATCCCGATCGAGGCGTCATAAATAGGGGAACCAGAACCGTCTCCCCAAATGACTGAATAGTCTCGCTCGACTGCGCGAACCAACCCATTCAGTGTGAGTTGACTTGGGTCTCTAACACCCACAAAGACCTCCTCAAACTGTGGATTAAGGAGCTCCTTCTGGAACTCGTCCTCCGACAGCCTAGAGAGCTGCCGTATGGACTCAAGTCTCCACTCGTCAAAGAAGGCCGCCCATTCCAAAGGTGGCACACCTAGTGACAGAAAGGTGGAGGCAAGTCTCACAGCTTCGACAGTCTCAAAGTCCTTTGGAGGAATAAACATCCGAGATGGATAAGCTAGTCCTGCCAAGCACCTAGGCATGTCAGCATACGCCGCATGGGTCATGCTTATGGGGTCCTTGTACACCCTGTAGCCCAGAAAGAGGAAGAAGGGAGTGGGTGCGAAAGGGGCAAGTGCCATGGTCGGGAACAAGTTCCTATCCAGGGGAGACTCCATAATGTCCTCAAGACGGACAACAAGTCCTAAAGACTCTCCTGCTTTAAGGCAGAGAGGGTCCAGGTACTCCCGAATCTCGTCCACCGTAACACTCCCATCAGACTCCACTTTATTGAAAAGTATCATCTCCAATCGCTGACACAACACATCACATATCATGTCATTCACCTTGCTCTGTAGGGCCATTCCAGATGGTCCCCCATCATAAAGGTCAAACACGGCTGATGCTGCAACAACCGTTTTCCTCTTCTGCATGAAATAAGACCAGAGCGCTGTCTCAGCGGGGCCAATCTGGGACAGCTCCGTGGCCATGCGGGTCACGACCGAAGCAATAAGCTCCTTACGCTGTGTGAGGTCGAAGGCACTGCAATCCAGGGAGAAGCAATACCTCCTCCCATGGAATTCAGCAACGACCCACGTGTCATCCCCGCAATGAAGCCAAGTCATGCGAAAGCCTGAAGATCCCCGCTTGTCCATGCCCATAATGCTGTCAATCAGCCAAGATACCATACGCTCCGCCCCTCCGTGAGCATATCCGAATCCCTGAGCGCTACGAGAGGAAGGGTCCCTCTCAAAGTTACGGCACTGCTCCTCAAATGGCTGAGCCACCATCTGCATAATGAGGAGCAAATGGCGAGGAGTTACATTGTAAAACCTCATTTCCCTATTGATGACCTTCGTCACCTTGTAGGGGTCCTGCTTCATCTTCCCAAGAAACAGGACTAGCTCAGGGCGGGAGAGGTGTAGGTCCTCCAAATAATTGGCGACCCCCTCCGCCCCACCACGACCGAAAGCATTGGAGATTGCATGGTGAATGGCCGAAGCCAACTCCATAACCAACATCACAGCCTCCTTGTCCTCAAAGTTCCCCAAGACCGGAAATCCATTGCTGGACTTCTTGTTTACCAAAACGTCCTGGACATGCCTCTTCTTGGGGATCTCACCCTTCAAACGCTGACCACAATTGTCAATGGCGAGCTCAAGCTCGCCTCGAGTGGGAGCCTTAAAACCGGGGGGAGGTCTCGACAGCGGAAAATATTTTCTGAGCCTGCCAAGAGTGCCCTGAGTGCCCCCCGCAACAACAACCGTCTCTCTCATCCGAGAGCTGATGGCATCCACCTCAATAGGTGGTATTTTCTCAAAGCAGCGCAGAACGATGCTCTGTGCCACATGAGACCGCCTACGGGCAGCTAGCTTGTTGCTGCTAGCTAGCGCCATCTTATTCCCTTTCATGTAATATTTGTAGACTGTCAGGTTACCAGGGATGATAACCGATTTGGCAATGTCAACTCCCGTACTGCGGCCTCCCAGCATCGCTCGCACTGCTTCCTCAGGCGTGGCCTTCTTGGAAACTGCATCGCTAAGTTCAAACGTGCATTGAGGTAAAATGGCAAACTTGCTCTGATTACTCTCGCGGGGGGCTTTAGTTGGATTGCTCA